TTGCTCAGGTGCTACTCCATGCCCTAACAGGTCGTTGTAGGCTTTAAGACATGCCCAGTTAGTGTCTCCCCAATCACCTACATCAACGACACCCTCAGACCCCTGCTTCTTGTCAGCACTACGACCCCGCCATACGTCAGGCATATAGAACTCAGGTTCATCGTCTACATAACGACGACTGATCTCATTCCACCGCAGGAACTTGTGCTTGACCAACTGCCTAGCCACAAAGACAGGTGCCTTAACATGGAAGCTAGCAAAGGCATGGCCGAAGGGTGACATGTGCTTGTGCTTGGCTAGGTAACGGATCAGTCTTTCATCACGGGGGTATAGTGGTGGTTCATCACGATAGTTTGGGTTCCACTCTGATCTCTTACCGAAGCTAACCCGTGCAGCATTAACAGTGCGAAGATCATCCCCCATGTGGTCGATGTAGGTTGCTTTAATCATTCCTCTTAGCCTCCCTTGCTTTAGCCAGTCTCTCAACTGCCTTCTGTTTCTGTTCGTCAGTCAGTGTGCGCTTAGTGTATGGGTTCTTACCAAACCTAAAAGGCCACAAGGCACAGTCTGTGCATGGACAAAGCTTAACCTCAGCGGCGGTATGATTGCAGTCAAGGCACTTCTCCCTGATAGCTTTTATGGGGCTAGTTATCATACCTCATATCTCGCAATCTTGTATGCCAAGTTTGACTGAACAATACCATGCCATCCAGTAAGTTTGTTCTTAACTACGTTAAGATGACGCTGTGTATCCTCTTCATTCTTACCCTCAACAGGTGGGTTCTTAGAAATCATCAGCATCAGGTCAGCCTCAGCTGCCTTACCTGTCCGACTACCTTCCATCATGGCTTGGTTAAGAACTACCTTGCCTTCAGCATCAGCACTAAGCTGCGACATATAGAACACAGCGCACTCATACATCTTGGCTATCTGCCTAGCATGAATGGCGTTAGCCTTCAGTGCTTCATCAGGTCTGGCAAATCCTGCAGAGGTGGAAAACTTATCACCCATATCTAGCACAAGAATGTCAGGCTTGTAGGTCTTACAAACACTCTCAACCCACGCCATGTTACGGCCCGTTGCATCCTTGAACTTGATGTTGTCACGAATCTTATCGTAGATAGCGAGTGCCTTGTCTCTGTTCTTGGAAATCTCATACTTGTCCATTCCCGTAGCAGCTGTGATGTAACGTTGTGCTACACGGTGATAGCCTTCCTCGTTACATAGAACAACACACTTAGCACCCTGCCATGCGAAGCCATCAGGACCAGACACAATAGATGCGTGGAAGCTAGTCTTACCAGTGTTAGGCCGTGCACCAATCTCAATCAAGTGACCAGCATTGACGCCCTCTATCTTGCGAGTCAACGTAGGAATGTTGAAGTGCCAGCGAGCCTCAAGGTCATTCATTGCCATGATAGTATCAAGGCTAATGTCTTCCCATTCGACACGAAGGTTTGGAGTGAAGTCATCTGCATACTGTTCAAGTAAAGTGCGAAGCGGATCAAGACTAGACTTCGAACCATTTACATAGTCAAAGCCAAGGTTGGCAATATCTTCGCCAACTACCTGCTGAAACAGCTTGGACAGAACCTCTTGTGCAATGTCACCACCCATAGGTGACTCACGCTTAACCTGATTGAACAGGGAACTATATGCCTGTTTCTGTGCAGTAGTCATAGTGGGATTATTAGCCATGAACAGGGCTTCAATCTCGTCGGGTGTTACAGTGCGATTGTAACGATCCATTGCGCTATCAATGGACTGCTTAATCTTACGGACATCCTTGCTAAACAAACGATCAGGGCATTTGGCCCCACGATGTTCATCATAGAAGTCTTTATCCATAAGACTACGAATGAGTGATAGTTCCATGCGTATCTCCAAGGGTTGTTAGTTGATCTAAGTCGGGTTGATTACGATACTTAAGGTCGTTGGTAAGGCGAATAGCTTTCACGTTGTTAACATAGCCACGTAGTTCTTTAGTAAACTGCAGGGTCTTGGGTAGTGCGTCAGGGTCCAGTGCTACTATCTCTGTTGAGAACTGTGCAAGGTAGCGTTTGTGGTCATCCGATAATGATGTGCCCAACACCGCAACCCCGACATACACATCTCCTCCAATAACCGCTGCACTCACACAGTCCTCAACAACAACCGCAGTTTTACCACGACCATACGTATATGGCAAGGGGCTTTTACCATAACGTTTCCATTTAGGAAGTCGGTGTGACAAAGTTCTACCAGTGGCATCTACCATGACACCACCATGCATCACCGGAAATACAACACGTGATTCTTTTACGTCATACAGTAAGCCTAACTCGTCAGGGTCAAGCTGCCATGTATCACAGAAGTCTTTGATTGCGTCATTGTCTTTGACAATCCATACAGGTTTATCAAACCGTATAGCCTGTGTCTCTTCTGCAACACTTCCTAAAGATTTACGGATGTCATCCGCTGTCATACGAACACGGGTGCTACCACCCACAGAACAGCTAGCCTTGTAGCAGTTCCACATAAGTGAACCCATATTATTGGTTACAGTAAATGTCTTATATCCCTTACAGATAGGACAGTTAAGACGCTTACTCTCACCTGCACTTAAGTGTAGATCATTTACATATTCTTGTATGTTCATTACTAATAACTTTCAATGTTCACTTCGTTCAATTTTACATGTCCGTTCCTTCGTGTCAATGCACTACAAGCAGAATCGTAAGTGTGTTTCATATATGGTTGCACACTTGCAACATTAGCATGACCAGTGACAGACATGATCTGCGGTAGTGGAACACCACTATCCACCATTTGTGTGACTACAGTTCTGCGTAGGTCCATCAGTCTAAGTTCCTCAGGTAAGCCAGCCTCTCGCATAATGTCACGACCAGTTTTGGACAGACGTTCCATTGCATAAGCATGATACTGACCACCACTAGGCCGTGGGTGAGGAGCTACGTAATCCTGAAAGCCAAAGGTTTCTTTCTGCTCCATCAGCATATCACTCAAGTCGTCGCTGATTGGCAGGAACACCTCAGCCCTACGCTTGCTCTGCTTTAGGTGAAGCATCTTGCTGTCCAGATCAAGGCTAGTCCAGCGTAGCTTACGCATATCTCCAAGTCTCTGACCCCACTCGTATGTCATCTGAATGATCAGCCCAACATTACGCCACTCAAACTTTGTGTATGCAGTGTTCAAGAATGTGATCACATGATCGTGATCCCACACAGTCTTACGCTGTGGCGCTGACTTACGCTTGATGTTTCCGAATGGATTGAAGGTAGCTTCCTCCATGTCTATAGCAAAATTGAATACCCTGCTAGCAGCAGTGGCAATGTGATTAGCAAAATGTATTCCACGTTTGACCCACTCCTCATAGTGTTGCTTTGCAACCTTAGATGTAACGTCACGATACCTAACGTTACCTAACACAGCACACAGTTCAGATAAACAATACCTGTAATCCACTTTAGTTGTGTCTCGTAAGGCACTGAAATCATTGGATTGATAGAAGAAGTTTACCAGATCGTTGACAGTGCTGCGCTCAGTCAATCGCACACTCTTAGCGTGTTCCTCACGGTAGTCGTCGATTAGTTTATTCCTACGGTTAGCTTCCACTTTCATCTCACGTTTGTCCGTAGGCAACTCACTGCGATCTACGATGCCAGCATCTACCCACTTCTGTGGCGGGTTATAGCGATAAGTGATGGCCCCCGTAGGGACCACCCGTTGTTGCACGTAGCGTGGAAGCTTAGCCATTAAGCAGCCTCAAGCATCTTGAAGCGAGGGTCAGCGATCCACTTGTTCACTTCTTCCTCACGCTTCCACATACTGATAGCCTGTGTATCATTGCCAGTGTTACGAAGGCTGAAACCATTACGTTCATCAGCGTAGCTGGCGTAGTTAGTGAAGGCGCTATACAGAGCAAACTTATTATGCCCACGGGTCGATGCTTCCTGTAGATACAGCTGATACATACGCTCAGCCTTACGGTCAGAAGCAATCATCTCCTCAAGCAAGCTAGACACATTCACATACTGAAGGCTGGTATTAGCCCACACTTGCAGCTGCTCAGCCTGCATATAGAAGTCACGCTTAGCACGATGCAGTTCATTGATGAACGAATCCAACGTGAAGTTGACAGTGTTCTTACGCTTGATCTTGTCATACTCCCCGTGGATCATGCCATTGGTGCAGAAGAAATCAATAGCACCAAAGTAAACTTGGTTGCTGCAAGTTCCATCGACACCATGAAAGCTGATGATGCGCTGAGCAATCTCAGTCTCATGCTTGTCAGTGCTGATCTTGTAGGTGGTATTTGGAAGGCTCATGTCCATCATAGTCCATGCACCATTGTTAGCAGTGCGCCACTTAACCTTGGCAGTCTCGACTGCGTATGATCCGACTTCATCAGACAACGTATTGACTACGTTGCGGTAGAAATCACCGTGATTGGCACAAGTAAACTTGTGACCCACGATACCTAGATACTGTCCGGTATCTGCGTTGATTACATACTTCTTGTCTGCCATCTTGGTCGGCTCGTATGCAACAGTGAAGTCAAGATCGGAAGGAACGAAGTTCATCATGTTAGTTCTCCTAAGAAAGTGTCCAACGTTGGACGTTTTGATTTGATGTCGGCAACTGTGCCTTAGTTATATCAATATCCGATATCTGATGTAGTGTCAACAACTATTCTTCTATATAGAAGATGTGTGACCCTATCGTAACAGTTTCGGTAAAGATGCTAGCCCAATAGGGGCTAACGTAGTCTGCATGGTAGAACTCAGCGCCATGTGTTACATCATCTGACACACCAGACATAACATCCTCAGCGATAAGCTGTGCCATAGCCCACTCGTCCTTGTTATGTGGCGTATCAGATTTACCATCACACCACCAGCTGAACTGGCATCCTCTTGCGTTGCTTTGCTTAACAACTCCACATACCGTGTCTGGAAATTTACTGCTAGCGACACGGTTCATCACCACATGAGCGACTGCATACTTGCCTGTCATGTTCTCACTCCTAGCTTCATGGTATATGTTTAGTGCTAAACAAATCAACGCAGCTTCAACCATAGCCATGCTCCATAAACCAAGTCGGGACAGGTCGGGCAGTCCATACCATGCTGAAGCGGTGACGCTTAGTTACATAGAACTTGCGGTAGCTTTCAACAGGCCATTGATGACCAGACACTAGGTGTTTCTCCTCACCAAAGCACTCAGGGTGTGGCGTGAAGTCTGCTTCTGGCAGTAGCACGATAGCATCTGCCAGTGCTGGCATTAGGCGTGACGATGCGTGTGTCTTACCATAGCGCCATGTGTATTCGTTAAGCATAGCAGCTAGTAGGTTATACGCAAAGTTGTAGTTGAGCCTAGACTTACCTGCCCACAGAGTGCATGGATGGTTCTTGTGAGCCACACGATACAGACCATGCTTGTCGGCATAGTCAGGATCAAGCTGACGCACTACAGTGGACAACATCTGCGCTTCTTCAAGCGGCATCTTTACTACGTGCTTGTCGCACAGTGACTGTGCTATTTCGCTTGGTGATTCCCCGATTATAAACCTGTTCATTGCCACTCTCCATGATATGTTTCGCACTGTAGGCTTTTAGCCAGATATACACACTAGGTATGCTGACGTTGTGTTGTTTAGCTGCCGTCTTGATACCTTGACTGACAGCTGTTCGGCATACCTTCAGGCGAACTGAATCAGGGTAGCCGTAGTCAGGGTTAAAAGGTCCATACATATTAGTTCCTCCCTAGATGTGCTTTGATACGTGCTTTGAAGTCAACATAAGGCTGAGCCATCTCTGGCTTACCTAATTTCATCCACTCATTTATAT